CTTTTGTTGGGATACCCGGACTCGAAAATATGTTTATGTTTGTTCTGATAATAATAACGAAGTTCTCAAGACATTACTGAAAATCAGTGCTTTATAAGCACTATACTTAGATGTTTGTTATGTTAATTATAACAAACGCACACAAAGAATTTGACCAAGTTTTGACCAAGTTTTGACCAAGTTTCGTATCTTTGCAGCAGTTATAATTCAAATTCTTAGCAGTATGGAAAAGAGAACATCTAATCAGACCGTCAACGTATCAGAGTGGACGTTGAAGTTTATCAAGTGTTTGGACGCAGTACGTTTCGCGCACAATCTTTCATCAGAGACCGCAAAGCAATATTTCTCCATTGGGGGAAACTTCGACCAGAAAGACTACGATGATTGTTTCGGAGACATGGAGGAGCGTTTCAGAAAACTGGAGAAAATAATGAGTAATTTGGTCACCGACAGCGTAGAAAGCGAACTGGACAAACAAGTTCATGAGTCTGGAGATCCTATCTCGCGTCTCTGACGATCCTCTCTTGTAGCGGTCGATGTTTCAGTCGACCGTTTTTTCAGACTGCTATCAGTGCTTATTAGGCACTGCTACAACCAGTGCTTATTAGGCACACCACATAGGGAAAACGTTATAATTCTAAGCAATATGAGTACACCAAAAGCATTTATCAACACCGTCTCAAAGAAGAAGAAACTCGTTACCGTTCGTTTTAGTCTTTCTGACGGATCTCGCAAGAAGAAGCTCTATTGGAAATCTAACCTAATGGTCTATCCAGACTTCTGGGACGCAAAGCGAGAGCGCATGAAAGAGACTGCGGACGTAAAAGCAGAATATAGTCTCGCAGAGCGTCAGCAGTTCGCGTCTGACGTGGAGAAAGCGAAGCAGATGATCCAGACTATCTACGAAGAGTTACCAGAGCAGGAGAAGCAAGATCTGGACTCGGAGCAGTTCGACCTGCTGATCGACCAGAGACTGCATCCAGAGAAGTACGGAGAGACTGACGACCACAAGAACGATCTTTTCTACCAGTTCGATCGTTACTTCAAGTTCAAAAACTATCCAGAGTCTCACTTGAAAGCGTACCAAGTCGTAGTAAGACTGCTGAAACGTTTTGAAGCAATAGAGAATATCAGACGAGGATCTTTCTCGCTGACTCTGGACTCTCTCGACGAAGAAGTCCTGCTTGACATCATGAACTTTATCAGAGACGAATATAAGTACGTAGACGACAAGAGATACAAGCAGGTATATGAGCAATATCCAGAGGAAAGGAAACCGAAGCTACGCGGACGCAATACGGTTATCAAGTACATGAAGCGGATCAGATCTTTCGTGAAATGGTGCTTGACAGAAGAACTGCTTGACAAAGATCCTTTCGGAAAGATTCAGTTAGGATCACCGACATGGGGGACACCGATCTACATCACGATAGAAGAGCGAAACCAGATAGCAGACGCGGATCTGGAAGCAGCATGGAACAAGTTATCAGTCACAGAACAAAAATCCATCACGAAGCACAAGAGCGCGCATACAATAACCAGACTGCAAGAGCAGCGCGACGTTTTCGTCTTCCAGTGTCTGGTCGGTTGCAGAGTCGGAGACCTGCTTAAATTCACTCCGAAGAACATCGTAAAAGGAGCAATCGAATATATCGCGAGAAAGACCAGTGACAACCGTCCAGTAACGATCCGCGTTCCATTGAATGAGAGAGCGCAGTCGATCCTATCACGTTACTGGAACGGAAAGCGCATGACTGGGAAACTTCTACCTTTCGAATCTGCGCAGAAGTACGACGACGACATCAAGACGATCTTCTATCTTTGCGGAATCACCCGAAACGTTGTCACTCTGGATCAGAAGACTGGCAAGGAAATTACCAGACCGATCAATGAGATCGCTTCCAGTCACATGGCGCGCAGGACGTTTGTCGGAAATCTCTACAAGAGGACTGGCTACAACAAGGATCTTGTAAGCAGCATGAGTGGGCACGCGCCAAACTCAAAAGCGTTTAACAGATACTTCAAGATCGACGAAGAATCAAAGGACGAAGCTATCAAACTTCTCGACTGACGACATCTTCTTCACTTTTCTCTATACGTCCAGACTGGGAGCGATAACCAGTCTGGACTTTTTTTGCTCGTTATACATTTTTAACGAATAGTCTTTTTTAGGACGTATTTCGCAAATACGCACTATTTGATTCAAGAAAACTTGTAACTGCTTGTTACACTTGTAATTGCAATTACAAATCTGGTTTGTCGTTTCAGTTATTTATCTTAAATTTGCAGCAGAAGAACAAATAGAAATAAAACCAAAAGATTTACAATTATGGAAAATCAGTTGAAAGAAATGGTCGAGCAGAACGGAGTCAACTTGATAGTTATGACTCCAGAGCAGGTCGAAGAACTGGTCGAGAAAGCAGCAGAGCGCGCCAACGAGCGAAACAGAGACACGATCAGAACGTTTCTACGTCAAATGAGACCGACGAGACTTTTGTCTTCCAAGGAGACCGCAGAACTTCTGCACGTCACAACGAAGACTCTCTGCGACTGGAAGAAGTCTGGCAAACTCGTTCCTATCGAGGTCGTCGGTCGAAACCGATACAAGCAGGAAGACATCGAGGAATTTATGAATCGACGATAAAGCGGAGTTTTTAAGCAATATGTTATCAATGACGAAAGCAATGGCACGAGAAAAGTTCAAAAGACAACATCATGTCAAGAAATTATTACTATGTTCGAAGCAGGCTTCTGGACGGAGGATCTTATACCGTAGGAGAACTCGCTTCTATGACCAACTCGACTATGAGCGAGGTTCGTCAGTCAATAGACGATCTACGTCGTCAAGGGTATAAAGTGAAAAACGATGGTCGATACTTTTGGATCGACGGAATCTTAGACCCACCAGAGAATATCGATGGAGTAATTAAAAAGTTCATCAACATAATACGTAAATAGCTATGAGCAGTAAGACATCAAAGAAAGAGTCATTCGTCCTGCATATTTCGCAGTACGAATCGATAAAGGTTCTCCAAGACCGCGACGCAGGTCGACTGCTCAAGGCTATCTATCAATATGCAATCGACCAGACGATAAAAGAAGATCTTTCTCCAGTCGCGATGATGGCTTTCACGTTTATCAAGACCAGAATGGACGAAGACCGCGCACACTACGAAGCAGTATGCGAAGCGCATCGAAACTCTGGTCGTAAAGGTGGCGCACCTGCAGGAAATCAGAATGCAAGAAAGCAGGATCAAGCAAATCAACCAAATGGTTGTATAAACAAGCAAAACAACCAAATGGTTATTGAAACAAGCAAAACAACCAAATGGTTATTGAAACAACCAAAAACAACCAAAAGCGAGGATACTGATACTGATACTGATACTGAATCTCTAAAGAGAGATAAAGAAGAAAGTAAAAAGAAGACTCGCTCGTCTTCTTTCTCCAAACCTATAGAGGAACGACAGAAAGACTTCTGGGAAGAACTACACCAAGATCAATATCTCTCTAAATATGGAGAGGACATGATCAAGGACTTTTATTCTTACTGGGCAGAAGGAGAGCAGAACAAGGCTAACCCGAAAATGCGTAGAGAGATCCAGAAGACATGGAATACGTCTGGTCGACTCTCAACATGGAACAGAAGAAAGGAGCAGTCATGGAAATAGCAAAGCAATTAGTCAATGATCCAGAGATCGAGAAATATGTTATCTCTATCCTTATGCAAGGAAACAATAACTATTACTACTCGGTCAAGGACTCTCTGAACGAGGATCTTTTCTACACGCAGAAGTACAAGAAGATCTTCCAGACGATCCAGTCGATGATCAACGAGGGGAAAACTCCAGACCTGCTGACCGTCTACAACGACATCAGAGAACACCGAAAGGACGAAGATCCAGTCGTAGACGCAGAAAGTCTCGCAGACATAGCAGGAGCAGCGATCTCGTCAGTAAACCTACGCGAATACGTAACTATACTCCAGAGCATGAAACGACGCAGAGATCTTTTCGCTCTGGGAGTCAAATGCCAAATGGCTGCGACGGATCTTAATACGGATCTGGCTGCGGTGGAAGATGATCTTCAACAGATGATCGAGTCTTCATCAGCCGAAGAAAAGAGAAAGGGTATGGTATCACTCGGAGAAGTCTACGAACGTCTACTTCAAAAGATAGGCGAGAACCGCGCTAATGGTGGAGCAGTCGGTTTCAAGACTGGTTTCAGAATACTGGACGCTTCTGGCGGTCTACACCCTACGGATCTGGTAATCGTAGCAGGAGAGACAAGCCAAGGTAAGAGCGCGCTCACTACGTCGATGGCTATCAATATCGCAGCAGCAGGGAGTCCAGTCGCTTACTACTCTATGGAGATGAACGACGACCAGTTGGCAGCGAGAATCGCAGCAACGGTCACTGGGATAACGTCGTCTGACATACTCTACAAAGCGTTATCGGAGCAGCAGGAGCAGTCCTGCATAAACGCAAAAGAAACGTTGACGCGTCAGCCAATCTACTTCGATAGCAAGAGTACGTCTTCAATCGACGAGATCATCACCAGTATCAGAGCAAACGTCCACAACAAGAAGATCAAGGTCGCGATAATAGACTATCTCCAGATACTCGGACGAAACCAGAGAGTCAACTCGACGGAGCAGTTCTATGGAGACGTAACACGTCGTTTGAAGAATCTCGCGAAAGAACTCGACATCTGCATAATAGCATTGAGTCAGTTGAGCAGAAACCGCGATAATCCAGAGCCAAGTATCTCCAGACTGCGAGCAAGCGGACAGATCGAGGAAGCAGCAGACGACGTGATCCTTATCTATCGACCAATAGTCTACGGCAAAAGGTATTCTGGAGAGTTCAAGGACGCGGACACAAAGGACACCGCAGAGATCAAGCTCGCGAAAGGTAGAAACGTAGGACTGGGATCGGAGATCATCGGTTTCAAGCCAGAGCTGACTTATTTTTACGAACTCGGAGACAATTTACCTGCATACCAGAGCGCGCCAAGAACCTACGACGACGACCGTCCATTCTGATCCTGCAGGAAGAAGATAGTATCTATAATAAATATATATTATATAGTATGAGTAAATATAGCAATAGTGGTTAGTATAGAGAGTATCGCGCAGCAGAAGAATGGCAGCGAGACTGCGAAGAAGCGCGCCAGAGCGCGTAAAATGCTGCGAATGGTCAACTATACGGCAGTGAACAAAAAAAACGCACCAGAGCGCGCAAAATAGGCTAATTCGGCACAATAAAAAACGCGCAACAAGTCTAACTATAAAAATTCAATAAGATGGAACAACAAGAAAGCAAGTACACCTATGACGATACAATGTTCGTCAGTTCCGACCAGACCTACTTCGGAAGAACGTATTGCAATAGGATCTGTCGTAACGCAAATTTCCGCGTCATACCTTTCATGATCGCGAAAGGAATGAAAATAGAGGGGAATCTGAAAGCAGTTATCAAAGCGTCAAAGAGTATCGACGATCTCTTTGCTTATGTTCTTGCGGTCGATAAGTACACAAAGAATCTTCCAGAGATGGCAGATCCAATTCTCGTAGAAGAACTGAAAAAAGCTAAGCGCAAGAACTTCATGGACGAGTACAATGCTATTTGTGCCAACAATGGCATTGATCCTAATTTTAACCAAGTTAATGATCTCAAGAAATACGACATCTTCTTTGACATAGATATTGTCAAGGACGCTTTAGGAAACGAGACGAAAGCAACTCTCTCTTACAACAAACAATCTCTGGTGAACTCTATAAGACCGAAGATGAACGACGCGCAGCGCGAGATCTTTGAGAAGAAGTGCAAGATCTGCGACGCTCTGAACGATCTTTTCTCTTTCGTAGATATGTCGGACGAGAGAAGCAGAATGCGTCGCACACCGACACCAAGTCGCGACTGGAGCGAGCAGTTTGTTATCAGCTACAACAACGGCAGACCGCAAATCTCACCGTCGACGACTTTTCTCGACGCGGATCAGCTAATTATCAAATTCATGTAAAGAGCAGCACTATGACAAAGTATTGTCCAGAAATGACAGAAGCGATAGTCAAACTAATCGCAGAAGGAAAGTCGGTGGTCAACACCTGCAAGTCTGTAGGAATCGACACACAGTCTTTCTACAACTGGATCAAAGATCCAAGCAAACCAGAGTTCAAGGAATCGATAGAACTGGCGAAGAAAGTCTATAAAGAGTCTCTACCAGACACACTTACTCACTCGCTCTTTGAACGCGCGCAAGGCTTCTACTATGACGAGTCAACCGTCAAACTGGCGACAGATGAAAACGGAAAAGCCTACATCAAGGAGAAGACCACTTATCACCGATATTGCGCACCAGATGTAGCAGCTCTTATTTTCACGCTGACGAATCTCGATCCTAAGCACTGGAAGAACACACAGCGCACAGAGATCACTGGCAAGGACGGAGAAGATCTGCAGCTAACGGAAATCAATCTGGACGCGCTGACGATAGAACAGAAGAAAGCAATACTTTCAATCGGAGAAAAAGCACTAAAGCGACTCGTATAATGGAGACAACAGACCGACGCAGGATCATGATCGTGGATCTCCAAAGATCTAAAATCGGAGTGATCCTACGTCATTTGAAACGCAAAAAACTGAATCTTTCTTGCGTCTGGTGCTATTCATACAAAGTAAACCGCAAAATAATTCACACTCTCGTTTTGCCGTACAAGTACGGTTACAAACTGACAAAACCGACCAGAAAGTTGATACAACCGTTCGACGATCCGATCGTAAAAGTAAATACCAAGTTTCACTCAATAAACAAGCAAAAATGAAAAAGCAATTTTGGAATCTGGAGAACGACAAGCCTCTCCAAGACAAGAACTCCGAAGACGGAGTAAAACATTACAACCAGTCAGAAAAAGACTCGTTCATGCAAGCAGTAATCTCCAAGATGGAAGCAAACGGAATGAGCGTAGAAGAAGCCCAACGCGCTTACTCTGACTCTGACATGGATCTCGACATCATCATTCCTAACTATTCCGCGCGAGAAGTCGCGAAACTTCTCTCTGGGAAAGAGGATCAGCCAAAGCAGGACGACTCACAAGAAGAGCCTGCATGGTTCAAGAAGTATCAGCAACAGCAGGACGAACGCTTTGAGAAGATTAACTCTAAACTCAAAGGAATGAACTCTCTTTCAGAAGAAGCAAAAGCAAAAGAAAGAGAGGAAGCGGAAGCAGTAAACGACGCAGAGGAATGGGCAAAGACTTTGCCAGACAAGGAAAAGTCTTCATCGTCAGACGGAGACTTCTCCGACGCAGAGGAATGGGCAAAGACTTTGCCAGACAAGGAGCAGTAATCCTGCTTGACTTCTCCAGTAAGTAAGCGCGTCTGGGAGACTGGACGCGCTTATTCTACAATGTTCGTTATTGTTTAATTAACAAACAATAACATTTTGAGAATGGAAATAACTTCTGAAATACGAACGTATCTCAAATGTTTCGCGTATATTTGCAGCAGAAAACAAAAGGCTAAAGCAATATGGAAACGGCAAAGTACATCGCTTATTTCAGAGTATCGACCAAGAAGCAGAGTCTCGGACTGGACGCGCAGCGCGAGACCGTATCGAAGTGGATCAAAAATCACGGTGGAGAAGTAATCGCAGAGTATAGCGAGAGGGAGTCTGGAAAGATAGACGCACGTCCAGAACTGGAGAAAGCACTGGAGCAGTGCAAAGAGTCTGGAGCAACGCTTCTGATCGCTAAATTAGACCGACTTTCTCGCGACGTAGCTTTTATCTTCACACTCCAGAAGGAAGGGGCGAAGTTTCAATCCTGCGATCTTCCAGTGTTCAACACTCTGACTCTCGCAATCTTCTCTGGACTCGCGCAGCATGAACGTGAACTAATCAGCAGCAGGACAAGAGCAGCACTCGCGGAGAAATACAAGTCAAGGACATGGAAAGAGAGTCACCCTAACAACAACGTATCAGACGAAGCGAGAAGAATGTCTCTGGAGACCAGACGCAGCGCAGCACGCATGAACATCGAAAACCGACACGCATACGCAGCTATCAAAATGGGAGTTGACGCAGGGATCTCTCTGGCGCAGTTGACTCGCTATCTCAATACGAACGACTTCAAGACTGCTAAAGGTGGGATCTGGAGAAGTACGCAGGTTAAACGACTAATCAATCTTTACGCAAATGAGTAAGCAGCAGTTAGCAGACCAGACCGCGCAGAAGAACGGTTTCGACTACGCAGTCTATCTCGGAGAAAGAGACGGAGCGTCGGTATTTATCGCAGGGAGTAATGTTCCTGCAGACACTGGACTTCCTCTTTTCATTCTGATCGACGACCAGAACAACGTCATGAGCGACTTCACGCTCGATTACATGGACATGGTAAAAGAATAACGAACGAGTATGAGCAACACAACAAGAAAGAGCAGCACTATGAAACGAGAAGATCTTCTGAAACTTTGTAGATACTACAAAGGAACATCGAACAAGCAGCAGGAAGATCAGTTTGAGACTTATGAGAGAGTCTGGGTAGAGATGACTCTCGACGATCACATCGCGCTAAAAGAGTATATGAGAGACTTTCGCAGAGTCTTCTCGGAGAATGACCTGACGACGCGATTTGACATTCCGACTACACTCAAAGCAGTTCTCTGGAATCGTTTTGAACACTGGGTAGGGAATAATCCGTCGGAGTTCATCGAATATCTGGAAAGATACGTCAACGGAAAGAAGTGAAACTTTGACCGCGGAGTCTTCTGGATCTCGGAGAATTTTTGTATCTTTGCAATGCGCGAGACAATCTCGCGTGTTGCGGAACATAGTAATACTCTTGCGATCAATCGAGGTACGGTTGCAAGTTTATCCATGAACCAGAGAGCAAGAAGAAAGGAAAATCCGCGCAGACAATCCTATTGAAATACTCTCTTGTCTGCGAAACTCTTTTGAGAAGCGACGTTTCAGTACATCTGGAACGTCGCTTTTTTGCTTTTCTGACGCGTTTTTGGCAACGGACGGTCAACTTATATGGAAGAATTTATCGTACCAGATTAAAAAAAAACGGTAAACAGTTCTTTTGTTCGGAGAAAGAATGTATCTTTGTAGTGGAGTTATAAACTTGTTGACTCCAGACACACTACTCCATCGAGCGGGATCGGTCACAGACCAGTCTCGCTCTTTTTTTGGTCAAAGAGCACGCAAAAAACGGAATCTGGTCAAAAGTCGGTCAAATCTGAAAACGGAGAAAAGAGACGTTTTGCTTCGAAGATAGCGTTAAAAAGTGTTTAGTAGGGAAAATGCGAGTTTCGGTAAATCAAAGTAAATGATAAGTAATAAGGTGGTAAGTCGTTTTGATCGAGTTTTATTTGACCAAGTTTTGACCAAGTTAGAAAAAGGAAAAACGCTAAATTGTTGAATTCCAACAACTTAGCGTTTCTTAATGTTGGGATACCCGGACTCGAACCAG